GATTTCTACTGATGAAGTTCATAAACTTTTAAAGCAATATAAGAAAGTAAAGAAATATATGAAGTCTCCTCTGTTCGCAGTGAAAACTATGGACGGAACTGAAAACTATGTAAGTGAATTATTGAAAGAAGCGGAGGAGAATGGGTGACCATTATTTACTAAACCTATATGGATGCTCGTTTGTCCTTTTAGATGACGAAAAATATCTTATAGACTTACTGGAAAATGCGGCAATTGCTAGTGGTGCAACTGTGGTTCAAACCATTTCAAAAAAGTTTGAACCACAGGGCGTCACTGTTATTTGTTTATTGTCGGAAAGTCATATCAGTATTCATACTTGGCCTGAAGAAGGTAAAGCAGCAGTGGATGTTTATACCTGTGGCCAATGCACCCCAAAGATAGGTTGTGATATTATAGTTCACCAACTTTATGCTACAGAACATACCTTAGATTACATTAAGAGGTAACAAAGATGAAAAACTTTAAAGATTTTTTATCCGAAGAAGAGAAATCTTCAAAAAGAACTGCTGGTTATATTAATGAACCAAAAGGTAATGAGAAATGCTCTAACTGCAATATGTGGAGACCGCCGAATGCTTGTACTGCTGTGAGTGGTAAGATTTCCCCTGATGGTTGGTGTAAGTGGCATCAGTATGACAGAAAAAACCAAGATTAAGAAATAATAAAATTGGTATAACATTTTACAAACTTACTTGACTACATAATTCAACAGGTCTATAATGACCTTACGTTCATCAGAGGAAACTCTGACGCAAGTAGGACGGCGGAACGGAACGTTCATCCCAATGGGACGCAAACCGCCCGAAGGAACGGGGCCTAAAAATCTCATTTCTTTGGAGGAATCCTCATGGCTAAAGTAGTATATCGTGGCATCGAGTATGATACCCAGAAGCGCCTGGAGTATCAGCAACAAATGATGCAACAACCCCAACAGTATAACGAAGTCTATCGTGGCGTTAAGTATACTAAGGAGGGACACAAGTGATGCAGAAACTCAATGTGCTTCAGCTCATTAAAGAGCAAAAGCAAAGAGAGCAACGTCGCCATCAAGCACTGCTTGCAAACGCAGGAGCAGGTAAGTGATTGCTACCATTGCATCTATTGCATGTGCATCAACAGCATTCATTTATCTCATATATATTGAAGTTCTATTACTCAGTAAGTAGTGGAAAATTACCGTTACCACTATGATGATATGGACAAGGACAATAGAGGTCCTGCTTGTTATCTTTTAACATATCGTGGATGTCGCTATTGGTCTTGTTATCGAGTTCATCTGGTGGAATGGTTTGAAAGAATATTTAAGTCAGAGGGTTCTTGACGGACCCTCTTTTTTTGTGTATAATTACCTTTGTGAAGGTTCAATGAGATGGACAAAGAAAAGCTTAAGTTAATCATAAGGAACTTAGAGTCTCTTGTTGACTGTTTGAAGTCAGAAGTGTATTCTGATACAGGTTCTTACCTAAACTACGAGGACGTTGCTCCTCACATTGCAGACTATGACGAAATCTTTGAGGATGATGATGGATACCCAGATTGAAGAATTTGAGTTTATGAAACCAGAAGTAAAACTCATAAGTGTTACACCAGACGCAGAGAAGCATATGGCTTACTGTGCACGTGTAAGTAATCCTGCTAACCAAGAGAATGAAAAGTTCTCTGGACTGCTCAAGTATTGTATCAATCATCAACACTGGAGTATTTTTGAACAAGCCAGTATGACTGTGGAGATCAATACGACTCGTGGTATTGCAGCTCAGATACTTCGTCATAGGAGCTTTACATATCAAGAGTTCTCTCAACGATATGCTGATAGTACTCTTCTTGGTAAGACGATTCCTCTCCCAGAACTTCGTCGTCAAGATAATAAGAATCGTCAGAACTCGATTGATGATATCCCTGACTATCTGAAACTCACTCTTACAGAAGATATCCGAGTCCATTTTGAACACTCTATGAGACTCTACAACCGTCTCCTGGAGAAAGGTGTGGCAAAGGAGTGTGCAAGGTTTGTACTCCCTCTGGCGACCCCTACACGTCTTTATATGACGGGTTCAGTGAGGTCTTGGATCCACTACATCGATCTAAGGTCTGCACACGGTACACAGAAGGAACATATGGAGATTGCAGAACTCATTCGTTGTATCTTTACTTGTCAGTTTCCTGCCGTATCTGAAGCACTTGGTTGGACTCGTGAGGGTTGTGCTGAGTGTGTGGACGCACCCTCTATCACCATCGAATAAATATCCTTATACATTATTCTTAACAATGCCAGTATATCCAGTTAAAAATCTTAAGACAGGTGAGACACAAGAACTTACCATGACCGTTGCTGATTATGATCAGTGGAGAAAAGACAACCCAGATTGGGACAAAGATTGGTCTCAGGGATGTGCTGGAGTCGGTGAAGTAGGTGAATGGCAAGAAAAGCTTGTCAAGAAAAATCCAGGATGGAATGAAGTTCTTCGTAAGGCTTCAAAAATGCCTGGTGCAACAGTAAAACCATTTAGTTGATTTATGGCACGTAAAAGAGCATCGAATCCAGTACCCTTTGGAATGAGCAACAAGCAAATGAAACGTAAGAAGCCAATCAACCTCGATATAATGAAGACGATTGAACCTTTGACTGATAACCAGGAGAAGTTGTACGATCGTTACAGATTAGAACAAAACCTTGTGGCTTATGGAGCTGCTGGTACAGGTAAGACATTTATTACACTCTACAATGCTCTGAGAGATGTTCTAAGTGAAAAGACACCTTATGAGAAGATCTATCTTGTAAGGTCTCTGGTTGCTACAAGAGAGATTGGTTTCCTTCCTGGAGACCATGAAGATAAGTCTTCTCTCTATCAGATTCCATATAAGAACATGGTGAAATACATGTTCGAAATGCCTGATGATTCTGCATTTGAGATGCTCTATGGAAATCTTAAGACTCAAGGCACAATTAGTTTCTGGAGTACTTCTTTTATTCGTGGAACTACTTTGGATAATGCAATCATTATCGTTGATGAGTTTCAAAACTTGAACTTCCACGAACTTGATAGTATTATCACTCGTGTTGGTGAGAACTCTAAGATTATGTTCTGTGGAGATGCTACTCAGTCAGACCTTGTGAAGACAAACGAGAAGAATGGTATTGTAGACTTTATGAGGATTCTTCAGAACATGCCTTCTTTTGATGTTATTGAGTTTGGTGCTGAAGACATTGTTCGTTCTGGTCTTTGTAAGGAATATATTATTGCTAAAATGGAACTTGGATTGTAATGTTTAATCACGTTGAATTGGATCTTCCTTCTCTTGAGAGGGAAATGATTGATGGTGTTCGTTATTATAAAGTTCCAGGAAAGGAAGAACTTCAGAAGTTTGTTTCTATCACATCAGTTATTAGTCATTTCAGTAAAGAAAAGTTTGCTAAATGGCGTAAGAAAGTTGGTGATGAGGAAGCAGATCGCATTACTCGTAAAGCAACAAGTCGTGGAACAGATACTCACACTCTCATTGAACAGTATCTGAAGAACATGGACTTGAACTCTGATGTTCTTCCTATCTCAGAACATCTCTTTCAAGTTGCAGTCCCAGCTCTTAAACGTATAAATAATATTCGCGCACTTGAAGGTTCCCTCTATAGTCAATACTTAGGTGTTGCTGGCACTGTCGATTGTATCGCAGAGTTTGATGGAGAACTTTCAATCATCGATTTTAAGACTTCTAAACAACCTAAACCACGAGAGTGGATTGATGGATACTTTGTTCAATGTTGTGCATATGCATGTATGCTCCATGAACTTACTGGTCTATCCGTAAAGAAGTTCGTGATTATTATGACTTGTGAGAATGGAGAAGTAGAAGTTTACGAAGAATACGACAAAGCAAAATACATCCGACTACTCACTCAGTACATCAAGAAGTTTGTCAACGATAAGCTTCCTTGACATTAATTTCGTTTATGTGTATAATCTTTTTATGAATTGAGGAAAACTGTTGTTTATTACTGTACTAGGCCAAATGGAGAACGAATTAGAAAAAGTATTAGAGAACAAGTTTTTCTGTCCTTCTCGGTTTGCCCAAGAAATCGAAAGTCTGGTGCAGAAGAACGAGGATATGAGTTATATTGATGCTATCATTCACTTCTGTGAAAAGAATAACATCGATGTTGAATCCGTTCCTAAACTTATATCCAAACCACTCAAGGAAAAGATTAAGTATGAGGCCATGGAGTTGAACTTCCTTAAGAAGACCTCTCGTGCCAAATTGGTCTTTTAATTCCATTTTTGGGGGGAAAAATTTCCCGGTAAAAATCCCTATATTACTTTTTTTGAATGGTGCCTTTTGATACTTATAAGACTTACCTTGCCCTGAAGAATCACTTTACGAAAGATTCTTACGATTATCACAAGTATCAAGGTAAGAGTCGTGCTTCTCTTCAGTCTTTCTATAAAAGGAAAGACAGATATTGGTTTGAGAAACTATCAAGGCAAAAAGAAGACAAGGAGATCATAGATTTCTTTGTTTCAAATTTCACATCATGTTCCGATCCAGGTTCATTGTGGATTGGAGAAATGATTAAAGAAGGTGAGTCAAGGTATACTTCTTGGCAAAAAAGAATTCAATCTTTGACTTACCTGTTTAAACAAGAATCTCAAGAAATCTTTGAGAAT